GTACGGCGGCAGGTTGGTCTGCGTGTCAGTAACCGTGTGCGTGTGGTCCGGCTCCGCCGCAATTGAGTGGTCGTGCGGGTCGGTGCCCCCCGCCGAGTTGCCGATGATCTGAACGCCAGACCCGGTCACGGTCATGTAGGCCCCGGTGCCGCCGCCATCGCCCGCCACCTTCGAGCCGACGTTGGCTAGTCCTTGCGTGTTGCCGAACGACCCGACCGAGGAGTTGCCATAAATTGTATGGCTGTGCGACGGGATCATGCTGGCCGTCAGGACTTCCGCTCCAGTCAGCGCGCCATGGTCGTGCGCACCCGCTGCCCCAGTGTTGAGGTTGATGTTGGTCGTGGCCTCGCCACCGGTTGCATCCGGCGCGTATGCACCGCCCGCGCCAACTACGAACTTGTCGCGGAGGTCGGGAGTGCCGTTGGTGCCATCACACAACTGCCAACCGGACGGCACGCTTCCAAGCGCGCCATACCACATGATGATCGCGCCGGTCGGCATCAGGGGCAGTAGGGGGGTGCTTTCAAGGACGACCGCCGTCCCGCCCACGGTGGGCGCGCCACCGCCATCGGGGATCTGCATCTGGTTGCCCGCGCCACCGTCGCTGGCCTTCAGGACCGTCCCCTGCGTCGAGCCCCCCTGAATGTCGGGAGTCGGCAGGACGGCGTTCTGGACCTCGAACCCTTGCATGTCGAGGTTGCCGGACATGGCGTCTCCCTCGCGCTGCAAGAAGGTCTCCATGGATCCCTTGGTGTTGCGAAGCTCGACGCGGGCCAGACCGCCGGTCCACGCCTGCGCTGCCGTCCCCTCCTGTGCCCTGACAACTGTCAGCAAGTCCCCCGACCTAGCCGTACAGCGACAGATCTCGAAGTCGCCAAGCGAGTTTTCCAGCGTAATCAGGAAATACTCGGACACGCCGGGATCAGGGAAGTACATCCCATACCCGACTTCCACCTGAACGGTGGTATCAAGGTCGCTGATCCCCGTGGCGAGCAGCGAACTGGCGTTGTTGGCGAAGATTTGCCGGGCCATCAGATGTCCTCGACCTCGATCTCGATCTCATCTTCGCGCTGCTGCGCTGCGGAAGTAGTGATCTGGATATCGAGCTTGTAGGTGGTTCCTGCTTCGCCGCCGCCCGCATAAAACGCCATCAGCTTGCCAAGCGGATCGACAAGGATGTTGCTGATGATGAGCGGGGTCGTCGTGACCGGAGTCACGTTGATGACCGGGGCACCGGAAATGGTCTCCGCGTCCTCCAACCACGCCGTGTAGTTCACCGCGCGCTTACGGACGTCGAAGGGCTGTTGGCGGTAGCGTGCAATTAGCATGGTGTCACTCGCATGGGCAGTTGATGGTTGCTTGAGGGACAGGGCACGGTCCCACTTCAGCCTCTTCCTGCGACGCGCACGAGGTCTCCTTGACGGAGAGCCTGCGGTCAACGTACAGGACGTATGTCGCTAGGTCGTTGGTGTACTCGCCCTCCAAGAACATCTTGGCGTAGCCGCCAGCGATGGCCGGATGGTCGTTGATCGTCCGGTCATTGATCGCGCCCCACACCCCTTCAAGTAGGAACGGGCCAATCATAGCCGCCAGAAGCCTCCGCCTGACAGGTTAGGGTAGATGTAGTAGTCGAACCCCACCGGCTGGAACGGCGTGTTGATCAACTGTTGGCTATCCATGTAGTACACGAGTTCAGAAGTGTTCTCCACTCCCGTGTCGTGGAAGATCACGGCCTGTGAGATAAGTCGCGTATCGAACAGGAGCGGGAAGTACGCTGGCTCGCCGTAGGCGAACCCGTCCGTCGCCGTACGGGACAGGATTGGCTGGCTGATGGATACCCGGAACGTGGCCGGGATGTCGCTGAGAAACTCGTTGGTGAAGACCGGTGTGTACGTGGACTGCAGGAACATTGCCCGCCACGTACCGGTGGTCCAGTCAAGCTGGGCGCTTAGGAACTTCTCCCGCGCCTTGGGGTATAGCTGCGACACGGCGCGTCACGTCCCAAACCGGGGGAACTGCCACGCCTGCGCCTGCGTGTATCCCTGCTTGGCAAGCCCGGCGAAGGCTCCAATGGCTGCACGGAACCTCGACAGGTGATACGCCGCTGCCTGCGGATTGCTGTACGGCTTGGCCGGATGCCTGAAGCAGCGCCCAAGAAGGCCGTCGAGCAGCGCATCGTAGTGGTGGGTGGCCGCGATGCGGGGCAGCACCGTGACGCTCTGCTTGGGCGTCAGGGCCACGTAGAAGGTCAGGTTGTTCTCCACCGTCGTGTTGGGAGTCGGCCACAGCCGGATCGAATCGGGGTTCTCCATCCAGAACCCGGTCGGGCTGTCGCCGGTCAGTTGCTCCCCGGCGGGGCGGCGGGAGTACGGCATCAGGGGGATACCGTTGGCCTCCACCGAGATCACGTAGACGATGTTGGCGTACGCGTCGTAGGGCGACATCGTGTACCGGCTCTTGCCGGACGTCTGCGTCTTGGGGCCGATGACCGCGCGCCACGCGCCCGAGCGCTCGTAGAACTCCCGGCACGCAAGGATCAATTCGCGCTTGACGACCTTCCGCACGGCTCCGGGGAGCAGCGGCAGAGCGTCCTTCAACCAGATATCGAGCTTGACGTCACACTCTACGCCAGAGCCTTCGATGGAAACCGTGCACTCTGCCATGTGGCCCTCCCGTTACAGCGATATCACGCTCTGCTTGAACGCGGACATGAGCGTCATCGCCCGACCATCCGCTGTGAACTCGTCGTCCACCAACTCGGCAGAAGCTGCGACAAAGTACACGACGGGAGTATAGAACTGCATGGGCGTCGGGAACACCGCAGTCAAGGTGCCGCTGGTGACCTCTGGCACGACCACGTCGTCCACGGAGAAGGTGTCATAAAACGCATCGGGCCGCAGGCGCGCAAGCTCCTGCAGCCCACGGTTGAGCTTGTTGAGCAGTAGCGAGTCCGAGTAGCGGTATGGGACGGTGTTGTCTACCAGCAGTTCTCGGGCCTCGCTGATCACGTCAGCGTAGGTCTTGGCCATCACCCGCTCCAAACCCCCGGCGGTTCATTCCGCCGGGGGCTATTGCCGAAGGCTAGCTTCAGGTGATGATGGCGCGGCCCAGCGCCACGTCGTTCACCACGCGGTAGCCGTACACCTGCAGACCCCTCATCAGGGTGCCGAAGGTGGACTCGGAGCGCAGGGTCTCCATCTTGGTGAACTGCGAGGCGAAGGTCAGACCGTCGTTCACGCCGAAGATGACCGGGTACTCGTCGGTGCCAGCGCCGAGCGGGGTCAGCAGGTTCGACATGTAGATCGTGAACCGATCAATCATGCCGAGCCGCCCGTTACGGACGATGGACGTCGAGTCGCCAGCAAGCGACGCGTCCTTCAGGTCGGACTTCTTGATGAAGGCGCACGCCCACGCCGGGAGGACCACGAAGCGGCCCGACTCGGGAATGTTGGCCTCGTCCAGCACCTGACCGCAATCCACGAGGAAGTCCACGATGGAGTTGGTCGAGGCATCGACGGTGCGGGGGGAAGCCACCGCGCCGAGGTTGATGTTGCCGGAGATGGCACCCGCCGCCGTGCCACGGTTGGTGGCGGCGATGGCGGTGGTCGTCCCGAGGTAGTTCAGAACCTCCGTGTCGATGGAGATCTTGAACTGCTGCGCGGCGTCGTCCGCCCACATGCCCATCAGATCGAGGTCGGACTGGATCTCGAACACGTCGTCGAGGACGAGGTTGAAATACTTGCCCTTGTCGATCAGCAGGTCGATGACGTTGCTCGACGGACGCTGCACTTCGAGCGCCTGATCGGCGTCGTAGGTGGCAATCGTGATCGTCGGCTTCGTGCGGATCTTGACCGTGTCGCCCTGATTGCGGATCTCGCCTTCGTAGTCGGTGTTCGAGATCGCGCCGAGGACGGTCGCGGCATAGAACTTCTCGACCAGCTTGCCCGACCAGAGGGTCGGGATGAAGACGCCCGTGTACGCCGGGGAGGCGCTTGCACCCAAATACGGGGTGCCTGAAACTGGATATGCCATGTCTGGT